CTGCGGACTTCAATCGTTCATTTCGTAGCTTGTTGAGAATGAGTGCGGCGTGAAAGCCGATTGTTTGAAAAGCCATTTGTCCCACACCAGTAAGGAGTTGCGTCATGGGGAAAGAATGCGGGGAGAGTCTTGGGAGTGCACCGGGAACAGAACCCAGAATCGTTGGGAACCCCCCACCGAGCAGGGTTGCGAAGTGGCTCCAGGAATTAGCTGAGCCGCGACCTGGGGGTGAAAAGGTTAGGGATGCTGTTGAGCGCGCGGCGAAATTAGCCGGGCTGGCATTCTGGAGGGCGACGGACATTTGGTACTCGAAAGCGCGCCAGATTGAGACTTGGGAAATAGATCAAATAGCCGACGCCATCAAAGAGAAAAACGAAAGGGACGCCCGGAATGAATTACGAGACCTCAAGGCGCGGATCGCAAGAATGGAATCGCTACTGGCTCAGGGGGACGCGCACTTTCATAGCCCGTCTATTGCTCATGCTCGCGAGCTTGTTAGTCAACTCGGCGGCCCGTACCGCCCCTTGGCTGGAAAATAACGCTTAACTTGGGGAGGGGAAAATGTCTTTAGTCGAAACATTCCATGCGGAACACAAGGCGAGGCTTATGCGGCTTGGGGCGCCACCACGCTTTCAAGCATCTGTTCTAAAACCATTGATCGTTGTCGCTGCTCCGCAAAAAAAAGAGCCATGGTTTGAGATCATATCCGAGAAGGCAGCACCCGGTAGCCAGACCAAAATAGACGACGTTCTGCGCGTCTGTTGCAAATATTTCGATCTTACAAGCAGCCAGATCAAATCCGCGCGTCGAACGGCCCCGGTCGTCTATGCCCGTCAGGTCGCGATGTATCTTTGCAAGTTCCACACTATCAAATCCTATCCAGAGATTGGCCGGCGCCTTGGTGGCCGGGATCATACGACCGTAATGCACGGGTATCGAAAGATTGAAGCAAATTTGCTCAAGGATTGGAAACTCGCCTTCGACGTGGCCCATGTGGAGGCGATGCTGTGATGAAAAGAACTAGTATATCCGAGATCCTTCGCCGCATCCGCCCGCTCGCAAAGCATCATCAAGTCTACCATTTACGCGGGGTAATTTCCAGCGAGCAGGGCGGCAACATCTATAAAACCAGCGTCCGCATTCGGGAATTGCAGGCGGCGTTGAAGGACATCCTCAACAAGCAGCTGAAACGCGAAAACAGGAGTGCAGCATGAAGCGATACTCTGTGATGGTTCAAGAATACGGCTCTGATCGCGAGGTCGAACTTTGCCAGCTTGACGGTAATCCTGATCCTACGGTCGCTGGCATCAAAAGCAAAACACTTATGGTTCATCCCGGCGGTACAGCCCGGCGCCGGACAAAAATCCCGAAATATACGAACGTCAGGGTTATCGATCATCAGGCGGAAGCATGAGCAAGCCTCCTACAGCCTGTCTCAATGAAGTGCTACTTCGCGCCGCCTTACGTGCCGAACGCATCAACCAAGCCCGCCTGTTGGATGGCGATGCCGCCCAACTCGCCAAGCGCAACGATAACTACGCCAGTCAGTATCCCCACCGCGTTCCCGCAACAGCATCACCAAACGAGAACGCGAATGTCCGAGGGGCACAATAGCGGGGCACAGCTCCGATCGATCGTAGAGCGAATTGAAACCCTTGACGGGGAAATCAAGGAGCTCCGCGACGGCCAGAAGGAGATCTACTCGGAAGCCAAATCGAATGGCTACGATATCAAGGTGCTTCGAAAGGTCATAGCCCTTCGCAAGCAAGATCCAGCGGCGAGGGCCGAACAGGAAGCTATTCTGGAAACCTACCTTCACGCGCTGGAAAGCGCATGAGTGCTAGCGACGGTTTTTACGAAAGCCCGAAGTGGCTCGATTTGCGTTACCGCGTCCTGCAGAAGGCAGGCGGTAGCTGCCGACTGTGCGGATGTCGCGCCACGGCTGACAACCCAATCCAGGTTGACCATATCAAGCCGCGCTCTCTCCATCCTGAATTAGAGCTAGCCGAGTCCAATATGCAGGTGCTCTGCAAAGCCTGCAACATGGGCAAGAGCAACAAGGATTCGACTGACTGGCGCTTTCGGGCTTCTGACGAACTTATCCAGCACATGAACTGGAAAAGGGCTGTTCTCGCCCATGCAACACCTGAGCAGCGCGGGAAGCTCGAACAGCTTAGCTGGCTCATGAAAAATGACCCTGATTGGGGCCGCGAGGCTGGGCGCCAATATAAGGTCCTGTGGGGCGAGATCGAGTTCGATTGGGCCGGACGGAAGGTTCACGACGAATGAACCGACCCTGGATGCCCCTTTATGTTGGCGATTACCTTGGCGATACGGGGCACCTGACCACGACGCAGCACGGCGCGTACCTTCTGCTCATGATGCACTACTGGCGCAAGGGCGAGCTTCCTGACGACGATAAACAGCTAGCCAAGATCACCAAACTGCCGCTGAAGGTCTGGACTGAATACCGGGAGACCTTGCAGAGCTTCTTTTACGAAGGCTGGAAGCACAAGCGCATCGATGCCGAGATTTATAAGACTGAGGCCATATCGGAGAAGCGAAAGCAGGCCGGTTTTAAGGGTGGCATTAGGTCAGCACTTGGTCGAATGAAGCTGGAAAACGCTGCGCTATCCAAACACGTCCCGAGCCAAGCAATTGCTTACCAAATGCCAAGCAAACCTCAAGCCCCGCTCGACTACTCACAAAGTAAGAATAGAAAGGAAGAGGGCTTGGCAAAGGGTAAGGATGAAAAGCCACCGCTCGCAATAAGCAGCGAGCTCGCCGATATTCTAGCGAGAAAAGCTACAGCGTGAAATCCGTGGAACAGGGGGAATAAATGGGAATGGCTAAACGCATCACCATCATCGAACGACGCTCAGAGGGGCCAACCTTGGAAAGGCTCACGAAGGCCCAAAACCACGTCCACGTCGGCGACGACAAGCAGGGCGGCCGCATCTACCAGTTTCACGACAGCACGATGGACAGGCTTTACAGCCGCCTTACGAAGGCCACCAAATCTAGGGCGCTGGAGGAAGGGCTGCGGTCGGAGTATATTGCATTGCAGAAATGGAAACATCATTGGTTTTCCGCGGGGCTGCAATCGTCCTTGGGCTCGGCAGACCTCAACCGGATATTCGCCTCTGATCCAGGTTCAATGTCAGGCATGGCGAAATCAGAAAAGCAGGCGCATCATCGCCAGCAATATCGCGCGGCAAGAGATCACATAGGCCATAAACCAGGCATCGTTGTGGATAACGTGGTGTGCGCTGAAACGTCGCTGGAGGTCGCGGGTTGGTCGATTGGGTATAATTCGAGGACGACGGCAAGGGATAACGGCGAGCGGATTTTGCGGGAGAGTGCGCGGAAGCTCGCAAAGTTGTGGGGGATTGGGTGATGCCTGAAAGCCTGACATTAGAGGAAAAACTAAAGGATCACAGGGAGTCTGCAATCCGGTTGATGGCGATCCTGATGTGCCGCGCGGCTTGCATTGAACCCGTCGATAGCGAGGACGGCTCGCCTCATTGGTGGATATTTGCCAAAGAGGCCGAAGCAATTATCGACGGCATCCAAAAACGTTTTCCGCCGCCTGTTGCGATGTGGAAAGCTATGGAGCTTGACAATCCGTCACAAATCACCCCTCATAAGGCAGGTTCGTGATTTGCGCCCGGCAGGAGAAATCCTCGCCGGGTTTAAGATTCAGGAGACATACCATGCCCAGCCATTTGCGACTGTTACGCCAGCTCATATAGCGCGCGTAGCCCAATAGGCAGAGGCATCGGCTTCAAACCCCGATAAGTGTCAGTTCGAATCTGACCGCGCGCACCAATAGGCCCACTAGCCCAATTGGTAGAGGCGCCGGTCTTAGAAACCGGGCGATCTAGGTTCGAATCCTAGGTGGGCCACCAATTATCAGACGCAGGGTAGCCAAGCGGAAAGGCCGTCGGCTCATAACCGATGTATGCGTGAGTTCGATCCTCACCCCTGCAACCACCAATCGGACGGCGCGGCATCTCAATCATACCCCCAGAGCCCACGTTTGAGGCAGCGAGATTGTCCAGCGTCGTCCGGTACCCTTCATGAGGTTTCAGTATGGCTCATTGGTCCTCCTGCTCAACCAACAACGGCCCAGCACTCCCGCCCGGCCCGTGTGACTGCGGAGATAATGCACCACTGAGCGCCGATATCATACTGTTCATCCCCCGTTCAAACCACAACGCTCAAAGAGCCTTCTGGAAGGGCCGTGAGCCTGATCCTTTGGCGGTTATGGCGTTAGAGATCATGAACCAGGTAGATATGGCGCCTGAATACGTCGCGCCGCAGAAAGACCCACCGTAAGTGTCAGCTCCAATCGGCAACAAATTCTGGGAGGCTAGAAGTTCCCACGGCCGCGCGCCGATCTTTGGTTCGCCTGATGATTTATGGTCTTCTTGCCTCGAATATTTTGAATGGGTAGAGACCAACCCGCTTTATGAGGCGAAGGCCTTTGCGTTCCAAGGAACTGTGACTCTGCAAGACCTGCCGAAGATGAGGGCTATGACCGTCTCAGGTCTTTGTATTTTCTTGGATATCAGCGTCAAAACATGGGCCGAATATCGCGATCGCGAAGATTTTACTCCAATCACAACGCGCGTGGACGAAATTATCCGAACGCAAAAGTTCCAAGGCGCCGCTGCAGACCTCTTGAATCCGAACATTATCGCGCGCGATTTGGGGTTAACCGACAAGTCCGAGGTTGATCAGACCACCACCCATGAGATGGGCGCAAGCGTATCCGACCTGATGAAAGCGATTGATGGTCGCACCCGCACTAAGTGAAGCCATTGTGGATCAATGGGCTGATCGAACATGGCGGCTGAATAACCTCTACTACATCCAGGATAAGCTCGGCGAAGTTGTGCTGTTCCAGTTGAATGATGCGCAAAAGACGCTTTTGGACGACCTGCACTTTCTGAACATCATCCTCAAAGCTCGTCAGATGGGCTTCTCGACGTTCATTCTGATTCTGGCGCTTGATTGCTGCCTGTTCAATAGCAACTTCGCCGCTGGCTTGGTGGCTGATACGATCGACAATGCGAAGGGCCTGCTAAAGCGGATAAAATTTGCTTACGAGCACCTGCCGGCTGAGATCAAGACCGTTGTGCCGATCAAGACGGACAATGCTTACGAGATCGAACTTTGCAACGGATCTGGAATTGAGGTCGGAGTTTCCCTTCGATCGGGCACAAAGAATTTCATTCATGTGTCCGAGTATGGAAAAATCTGCGCCAAGGCGCCGGACAAGGCCAAGGAAATAAAATCCGGCACGTTGAACACGATCGCGCCGAGGCAATTGGTGTTTATCGAAAGCACCGCGGAAGGCCGGGCGGGGGACTTCTACGACAAGACACAGCAGGCCAGGTCACTGGTTGATGCCAAGCGCGTCTTAGGTGATCTGGATTACAGGTTTCACTTCTTCCCATGGTGGCGTGACGCCACATATCAGGCCAGCTCAGAGCACCTGGTAACCGATGAAGATGCCAAATACTTCGAGGAGCTAAAGACCGAACACGGCATCACCCTGACCGAGCCGCAAATGTGGTGGTACACGGCCAAGAAGGTCGAGCAGGGCGATGACATGTGGAAGGAATATCCCTCCACGCCGGACGAAGCATTCAAGGCTGCCAAAGACGGTGCCTACTTCTCCAAGGAAATGCGAGCGCTTCGCCAGCTTGGCAAGATCGGGGCATTCCCGTTTGTTACCGGTATCGCTGTCAACACGATGTGGGATTTCGGTCTCGGGGACACTCAAACGATCTGGCTTCATCAGTTGGTGGCTGGAGAGAACAGGTTTGTTGGCTATTTTGAAGATAGCGGGATGGGCCTAGGGCATTATTTCAATTGGCTGGAGAAGTGGCGCGCAACGCGGAATGCCGTCTTCGGTCAGCACTTCGCTCCGCATGACGTGGATCATCGCCGGCAGACTGCAACTAGTGGGCAGGCGGAGACGATCAAGACCATGGCTTCAGGCCTTGGCTACACATTCGAAACGGTAGAGCGAAACCCTGACAAGGTGAATTCGATCCAGAGCATCCGCACGAAATTGCCTGGATGCACATTTGATGAGGCTGGATGCTCAAAAGGCATCGTTCATCTTGAAAACTATAGCAGAGATTGGGACGAAAAATTGGGCGTATGGCGCAATCACCCGCGACATGACGAACACAGCCACGGGGCTGACGCCTTCATGGTGTTTTCAGATGGATATAAGCCAGCTTTGGGAAGCTTTAACCGAAAACTCAGCTACCCCAACCAGGGGCAGGCCTAATGCCCAAGATGCCCGTCCGCGATGTCCAGACCATGCTGGCGTCAGAACGCGCCAGCGCGCTTGCGGCGGTCACCTCAGAGCAACTGATGGCCGATCGGGCAACCGCCATGGCCTACTACCAGGGCGATATGTCCCAGGACATGCCGGCGCTGGATGGCAGATCAAAGGCTGTTTCAACCGATGTTTCGGACACGATTGAAGGCCTGATGCCGAGCCTGATGGATATCATCGCCGGCACGGACGAGGTTGTCAGGTTTGAGCCTGTTGGCCCGGAGGACGAAGAGGCCGCCCAGCAGGAGACCGATTACGTCAATCATGTCCTGATGCAGATGAACAACGGCTGGCAGGTTCTGTACGATTTCACCAAAGATGGTCTGCTTTCTAAAACTGGGATCGCAAAAATCTGGTGGGAAGAGCGCGAACAGGAAGAGCGGGAGACCTATTACGACCTCACCGAGGAGCAATATCAGGCTTTGGCCTATGCGGTTGAAATGTCGGATGGGGCGATGAAGATCGTTGCTCATACGGCGAATAACGAGGCGGAAGAGGCGGGCGAGCCCGCAAAGGAAGACGCGAAAGAGCCAGCCGAGGCGGCCTACTGATGCCTCCGGCGCTTTATAGCCCGTTTGCGCCTCCGATATTTGCGGCTCACCCTCCGGCTTCTCCTAATCCAATGATGGCCGGTCGCCAGCCCGCTACGAGCTACAATACGCCGTTAAGCCCGCTTGATGAATTGGCATATCGGCAATGGGTTCAGCAAAATAATGTTCCGACCGATCCAAATAATACCGCGCCACAGGATTACGATATGCGCGGCTTTTATCAAGGCTTGCAGCAGGGCAATCCAAAAGCGCAATCGGCAATTGATCCTAACGACAGCCGGTTACATTTCCCTGATTTTTGGAAGACGCCACTGCATCAGACATTCTCGAATGAGAGCCAATGGGCGCCGGGAAATGCTCCACAATGGACACCGAACGATCAATTGGCGCAACCTAACGGGCGCGTTATGTTTGACGACAAGGCGCAGAACAGCGGCGGATTGCTATCAATGCTGGGTCTGAAATAATGGACGCCATGACGCCGGCCGCTCAACTCGCTGCACTCCCGCCCGAGCAGCCCAAGCCTGTAACGCACGATGTCACTCTGATCACGACGCGCAAGCTTGCCTCTGCCAAGGTGCTAGGCGTCCCCCCGGAAGAGTTCGGAATCGAGCGCGGCGCCCGCAACATCAAGGATTGCAACTACTGCTTTCATGAGGTTGTGACCAAGACCGAGGCCCAGCTTATAGCGGAAGGCTTTGACGAAGAGCAGGTCAAGGCCCTGTCAGAATACACCGGGCAGACTGAAATCGAAACCCTGACCCGCGATACGGAGCAGGAGCATTACGGCATCCAGAATGGCGGCGTGAACTCCGCGGCGCGCTTGGTCAAGATCACCGAGCACTATGTCAGGATGGATTACGATGGCAACGGGCGCCCTTGTTTGTATCAGGTGATTACGGGCGGGGATAAAGGCGAAGTCCTCAAGCGGGACGGCAAGCCCTCGATCGAGCCCTTCGATGAGATCCCGTTCGCGGCTTGGACGCCGGTTCCGATCACGCATCGGTTCTTTGGGCGGTCGATCGCCGATCTTGTGATGCCTGTGCAGCGTGAGAAAACCGCGATGAAGCGCGGGGCGCTGGACAACCTATATCTGCATAATAATCCGAGGGTTGAGGTTTCGGAGGCAATGGCCGGCCCGAACACCCTGGATGATTTGCTTGTTTCCCGTCCTGGTGGCGTGGTTCGTACTAAAACGCCTGGTGGCTTGAACTGGCAGACCGTGCCCGACATCACAGGCTCGATCTACCCGATGATCCAGTATTTGGATGGAGAGCTGGAAACCAAGACCGGCGTAACCAAGCAAGGGCAGGGCATCGACGCCAACGCGCTGCAGAACCAGTCTGCTACCGCTGTTGCACAGGTATTCAGTTCTTCGCAAATGCGAATGAAGCTGATTGCCCGGCTTCTAGCCCAAGGCGTCAAGGACATCTGCTCATTGCTTCACGGCACGATCCGAAAGCACGGGCAGGAAGCGCAGACCGTTCGTCTCCGTAATAAGTGGGTTGAGGTCGATCCGAGGCAGTGGAAAACCCGTAATGACATGACCATCAATGTCGGTCTTGGAACCGGCGGCAAGGCCCAGCAGTTCGCGCAGATGATGGCGCTGATGAACATCCAGAAGGAGATGCTTGCGGGCGGCAAGGCCAATCTGGTCGGAGATAGCGAACTATTCAATGCGGCGTCCGAAGTCGCAAAGATCATGGGCCACAAGAACGCCGACAAGTTCTTTAATGATCCAAAGGCGACCGATCCGCAGACCGGCCAGCCGCTGCATCCCCCAATTCCGCCGCCGCCTGATCCGAAGGTAATGGCGATCCAGGCGCAGGCGCAGAATGACCAACAAGAGCTAGCAATGAAGGCCCAGCTTGACCAGCAGAAGGCCAAGGATGCTGCGGCGCTAGCGCAGTTCAAGGCTGATACCGACGCGAAGCTGAAGCTGCTGGAAGCGCACATCAAGGCGATAGAGGCCGAACGCAAGATGTCGCACGACCAGCAGACACACCATGCCAAGATTGCCGAGACCGTCGTGGGGATCGTCGCCGACGCTCACGCACACGATAACAAGATGGAACAGGCGCAGGCTGCACATGATCTGAAGCTGCAACAGGTAAAGGCAAAGCCAGGTGAGTGACGAAGACGCGCTCTCCCAAGCCGCAGCGAAGGCCGCCAGAGCCCAAAGCCTGCTTGGCAACGAACTATTGACCGAAGCCTTTAGCGCGCTGGAAACCTCTTATTCGGCCGCATGGCGGTCAACTACGATCGATGACGTAAACGGCCGGGAAAAGCTGTTCCTGGCAATCAATATCGTGGGCAAGGTCCGCGATCACCTCGTCAAAGTAGTCAACGACGGCAAACTTGCGGCGGCTGAATTGAGAGCCCTCGCAGACACCGCCGAACGCCAGAAGAGCTGGCACCAAATCCGATAAACAAGGACAACCCATGACCACCGAAACCGGCGCGCCTGCTGGCGGCGAAGCTATTGCTGCTGACCTTCCTGCCGATGCACCCGAGAGTTTTTCTTCCCCCCGTGAGGCCGCGGAATATTTCTCATCACTGGTGGACAAGCGCAAAGAACCCGCTGCTGAGAGCGCCGATGAGGCGACCGCAGAAACCGAATCAGCCTCGCAAGAGGATGACGCCGCCCCTGATGAAGATCAGGCTCACGGTGAGGACAAGGAGCCCGACCCGGCCGCAGAGCCGCCCATCGAGCGCCCGAAGTCTTGGACTGAATCCGAGGAAGCAGAATGGCGAGCCACGCCCCGCGCCTTGCAGCAGAAAATTGCTGCACGCGAACTGGAACGCGATACGGCCCTTCGCCGGACTCAGAATGATGCCGCTGAAAAGCTCAAAGGTCTTACGGCCAAAGAGCAACAGGTGGAACAGGTAAGGCAGCAGTTCGAAGCCAAGATCAAGACTGCATCGGAAGTTCTCGAAAGGGAACAGCTTCGCGATTTCCCCGACATCAAAACGATGGCGGACGTGGAGCGGATGGCGTCGGAAGACCCGTTTCGCAAGATCCAATGGGACGTTCACCAGCAAAAATTGCAGGCCGTCACTTGGGAAGCGAACCAGGCCGAACAACGCAAGGCACAAGAGCATCAGACCGAATGGACCAAACACGTCCAGTCGGAAAACGCGCTCGCGGCCGAACACATCCCCGAACTCGCAGACAAGGTTAAGGGCCCCGCACTGATGACGCGAGCCGCTGAAAGGCTGGCTGAACTCGGGTTCAAACCTGAAGAACTGAACGATCTCGCAAGCGGGAAGTCAAAGCTTTCCATTTACGACCATCGCCTTCAGCAACTCATCTTCAGCGATTTGAAGCTTTCCGACATTCAGAAAGCCACGAAGGTTGTCGCAGCCAAACCCGTTCCTCCCGTCGTGCGGCCCGGCGCTGCAAGGCCAGCAGGCCAAAGCGTCGATTCCGAACGCATCCAAGCCCTCAACCGCAAGCCCGAACTTACCGTGAAGGAAGCGACAGAACTGTACACGTTACAGACTCGCTCCACGCGCCGGGCATCATAAAGGACCATCACCATGGCTCTCCCGAGCAATACCCTTGCCACCTTCGAAGCGATTGGCAACCGTGAAGACCTCGCCAATGTCGTCTGGCGCATCACTCCGACCGATACCCCGTTCGTGTCCAGCCTTGATCGCGAAAAGGCGACCGGCACCTTCCACGAATGGCAGACGCAGGAACTCGCCGCGGCGTCCACGTCGAACGCCCAGCTTGAAGGCGACGACGCCACCACCAAGGCTGTTACTCCTCGCGTTCGCCGGGGCAACTACACGCAGATCTCGACCAAGACCGTCCGCGTGACTGGTTCGCAGCAGGCCGTTACCACTGCCGGCGTCCCGAACGAACTCGCCAACCAGGCGATGCTTGCGGGTTTGGAACTGAAGACCGACGTTGAATCCCAGATGGTCGGCTCCAACCAGGCGCGCAACGCAGGTGCGGACGCTACCGCGCGTGTTTCGGCCTCGGTCCTGTCCTGGATCAAGACCAACACCGACAAGGGCACGGCGGGCGGCGCTGCCGATCCTTCCGCGGCTGACGGTACGGGCACCCGAACGGACGGCACGCAGATTGCGTTCACGGAAGGCCGTCTGAAGTCCGTCTTGCAGAAGTGCTGGACGCAGGGTGGCAAGCCAACGGTTGTCATGCTCGGCGGCGGCAACAAGCAGGCGTTCTCGACCTTCACCGGCCGCGCTTCGCCGATCGAGGAAACCACCACCAAGAAGATCACGGCCTCGGTCACGGCGTATGAGAGCGACTTCGGCACCCTCAAGATTGTCCCGAACCGCTTCATGCGTACCCGTGACGTGCTGGTGCTGGAAATGGAGAAGTGGGCGCAGGCTCATTTGAACGGTCGCAGCATGGTCAATCTGCCGCTGGCGAAAACCGGCGACTCTGATCGTCGCATGATGCTGTCGGAGTACGTGCTAGTTTCGCGTAACGAAAAAGCATCGGGCGGAGTTTTCGACTGTACTGTACCAGCTTAACTTGACAATTGCGGCTGTTCTTGTTATGTTTCTTAATCGAAATATTCAGGAACAGTCGCAATGGCTCGACCACTCAAGCGAGATTTAACGGGACTTCGGTTCGGCAGGCTTCGCGTCTTAAAGCGTGATGGATCAGGCAGCGGTCAGGCTCTTTGGCGATGCCGCTGCGACTGCGGGAAAATCACTACAACTCCCGGCAGTCATTTAAATCGGGGAAATACAAAATCGTGCGGATGTCTGCGGCTCGAATTTAGCCGTCTTACTAAGACGACACATGGCATGTCCGGTACACCGCTCTATCGGGTTTGGTGCGGCATGATTAATCGCTGCTATAATGAGAACCAGCCGCATTACGAGCGGTATGGCGGACGTGGAATTACCGTCTGCGAAGAATGGCGCGGGTCCTTTGAACGCTTCTATGCGGACATGGGAGAACGGCCCGTAGGCCCAACTGGCAAGAAATACTCAATCGAGCGCAATGACAATGACGGCCCCTATGCGCCGTGGAATTGCCGTTGGGCAACGGCTGACGAGCAGAAGCTAAATAAGCGTCCCCGTAAGCGTAGAACTCAACCCTAGCCGTCCTTCATCAGGCGGCTTTTCTAATTGAAAGGCTTCCCGATGGGAACGACTGACAATTTCGACTCCACGGCGGCAGCTAGCGTTCCGTCAACGGCCACGCTACCGATTTTGCTTGCCAGCAACGCCGGAGCGCGAACGGCCGGCGCCTCATTGATCGCGCCCTATACCGGGCGATATCGGTATTGCACCATCGAAGGCAATCTCGGAACGCTGTCTTCGCTCGGCACCTCCACAACCGTCACCGCTGACAAGACCTATTATGCCGATATCTTCATTCCGTTGCCGAACATGGTCATTACCGGCATCGGCTTTTTGAACGGCACCACGGCCACGACCGATAAGGCCATTGTCTCGCTCTATAACGCTGCGGGAACGTTGCTGGCTAATTCGGTGGTTACTGGCGGCGGTACGCTGATTGCGACCTCCAACATATTCCAGCAGGTGGCTTTCACCGCGCCTTACACCACGCTCAATCCGGGCCGGTTCTGGATCGGATACCAGCAGAACGGCACGACCGCCACGCCGCGCACGATTGCAACGGCTACATGGGTTAACGTGCTGACCGGCTCGGCTACCGGCACGAATGCCGTTGCAGCCCCGACCATCACGCCTCCGACCACCTTTACCGCAGACGTTGGCCCGATCGCTTACGTCTACTGATTTCGTCTTTCATCCTCAATCTATAGGCGGCCTTCGGGTCGCCATTTTCTTTGGAGAACTAAATGGCAATCCCCGGTAATCATCCCATTCTCAAAGAGGCGTTTCGAAGCGTCTACTGTTCTTCGATCGGCGGCACGCCCGTATCCGCCTATATCCGCGCTCCGTTTAATGCGCGGATCGGCACCATTGCGGTCATGCCGCAAGGTGCGATCACAACCGCCGACTGCGCATTCGCGGTCGCGGTCAACGGCACAACGAATGCCAATCTCGCGGGCACGCTTCCTGTTTCCGGCGCCGCGGCCGGTACGGCGGCGTCCTGGATTCCTGCTATCCTGACCTATGTGGCTGAAGGCGACACTATCAAGTTCACGCCATCGGGTGCTTCGGGATCGAACATCGCAGCGGACATCTCAATCAACTTCATCATGGGCTGATCGATGACGCAATATATCGGAGTTGCAAGATATCAAAACCCGCAGATCAAATCGGTCAGTGGCACGACCGCAACCTTCACCACGGCTATTAGTTCTGGCGTCCAGAAAGCCATGCTGAGTGCAACGGTTGATATTTGTTTTCGGCAGGGCACAGCACCTTTGACCGCGACGACCTCCGATAACGTCATCTATGCCTCAAGTCCGATGCATATCACCGTGATCTCCGGAGAAAGTATTGCCATCATTGCTCGCGACGGTTCGAGCACTGGAACGGCTTATCTTTCAGAAGCGGTCTAAGTGTTCGATATCCACATTGATGACGCAACCGACCGTCATCTCTTAATTCACCTCGTTAAAACCCAGGAGAAAATGATGTCTGACTTTTCCAAGCTGAATGCCGATATCGCCGACCTGTCTGCGAAGGTGGATGCCCTTATCGCCAAGCAGGCTCCGCCGCCGATCGATGAACAGCCTGCCGTCGATGCCGCCGCTGCCGCAGTTGAGGCCATCGTGGCGAAGATCCCCGCCTAAATGCTCGAAACGATCATCCATCTCGATAGCAACGGCCAAGACCTTGCTATCGAGCATATCCGTAAATGGCTTAGCTATTCACCAGAAACTGGCGAATTTGTTTGGACGGAATGTCTGAGCAACGCAGCCCCTGCTGGTAGCGTGGCAGGCAGCCCAAGTAAGCGCGGCTACATATCGATCCAGATCAATGGGCGCTTATATAGAGCCCATAGATTGGCATGGGCCTATGTTTATGGGGAATGGCCTGACAAGGATATCGATCATATCAACGGAAAAATTGCTGATAACCGAATAGCAAATTTGCGATTAGCAACAGCCTCACAAAACCAAGCAAATGTCGGTCTAAGGACCGACAACAAAAGCGGGCTTAAGGGCGTTTCGTTTCATCGCGTGACAGGTAAATGGTCTGCCACCATACAGCATCAAGGCCGCAGAATCCATCTCGGACTATTCACCACGCCAGATGCTGCTTCCTCCTCCTATAATGAAGCCGCTCTCTCACTCCGTGGTGAATTTGCGAGGGCTGCATGAACGCGGCCCTAGAAACGATCATTCACCTCGATTCGAATGGGCAAGATTTAGCGATTGAGCACCGGCAGGATTGCGAGCCTATTCTTGAGCGCAACAAGATGCTCCGCACCATGGAGCAGAAAAGCGACTGGGGCCGTGAGATTGCGGAAATCCCCAACGTGATCCTGATGCGATGGATTAACGAAGAGCAGGCCAGAGGGAATACCACCATCAAGCTTCTTGGCGAGGAAATGGATCGGCTTGTCGCGAAGAAACTTGCAGACCCCGAATGGAGTTATCTAAGAACTGACAAACCGTCGCTTGTGATGGGCTGGATGGGGTTCGGTAGCTAATGGCGTTCGCAACCGATTCCGACCTCCAAACCCAGATTGCGAACTGGCTGGCCCGCGATGACCTGACGGCATATATTCCAGACTTCATCACGCTGTTTGAATGCGCAGCGGCTCGCAAGCTCAAGGTCCGGCTTCAGGAGACGACCGCGACGTTAACCCCGACTTCTGGGGTTGCCACGGTTCCAAGCGATTATCTCGGCTATCGGCGGGTGACGTGGACCGGATCGCCGATTTCGGAGTTGAGCTACGTCACGCCGACGATGTATGCGACTTATCTTAATAGCCCGGTAGCATCGCCGCCGCTGGTATTCACAATCGAGGGTTCAAACCTTCGCGTTGCGCCTTCCGATGATACGGCGCTGACATTTGATTATTTCCAGAGAAACGCCGCGGTCTCTGGCACGTTAAACTGGCTCTATACCAACCATCCCGACGCCTATTTGTTCGGCTCGCTTTGTGAAGCCAATGCGTTCAACAAGGGAAAGGCCTTTGACTCTGCTTCGCTCTGGAAACAGCGCCGCGATGAGGTGTTCCAAGAAATCGCCATGCTGGATTTCAACGAGCGGCAAAATATGGCCGTCCGCGTTATTGGCGTCACTCCCTGATGGCGCTGCTTCCTTGGGCTGACTGGCGGCCGGACACCACGGATTTTGAAGGCTCAAGCGTCCACAACATTCTAAACGTGCTGCCCCGAGGGGATGGATACGGACCTTTCCCAGACTTTGCCACGCTGACGGCGGGACTTCCCGCGGCATGTCGCGGCGGCTTCTATGCCCTGAAATCAGATGGGTCGGTTGCGATCTTCGCGGCCACGGTCGATCGGTTATACCTGCTCAATAATACCGATTTCACATGGAAGCCGGTCTCTAATACCGCGACCGTTACGATATCGAGCGCAAGCCCCGGCGTCGTCTCTCTGGTAGCTCATGGCTTCTCTGTCAATGATCCTGTCATCTTCTATAATACTGGGGGCGCGCTTCCCGCAGCGATCACGGCAGGAACCACCTATTACGTCAAGACGGTTCTGACATCAGGCACATTCACGATATCAGCAACTCCGGGCGGCACGGCGATCAATACCGCATCAACCGGAACCGGGACGCATTCGGTAACATGGCTTTATGCGACGCTGAGTTCCACGGCTCAATGGCAGTTTGCACAGACCGGCAATCTTGTCTGGGCTACGCAGGCCAACGCGGTGTTGCAGGTATTCGACCTTTCGTCTGCCAGCGCGTTCTCGGCTTCGCTCGGCTCTCCTCCGCAAGCAGCTTACATCAGTAACGTCGGCCGGTTTCTGGTTCTCTCGGGTCTACTGTCTTTCCCGTATCGCATTCAATGGTCAGGGTTGAACAGCTTCAACGCGTCTGGGAGTTGGACAAGCGGCGTTAACAGTTCAGATTTTCAGGACTTCCCTGACGGCGGCATTGTTCGCGGCGTGGCGGGTGGGGAGTTCGGAACGATCTTCCAGGATCAGGCCATTCGGCGAATGTCCTATATTCCCGGCTCTGCGTTGATCTTCCAGATTGAGCGCATGACGCAGGACATGGGGCTTTATGCGCCTTACTCGATCATTCGCGCGGGCTCTACGATCTATTTTTATTCGAGCAAGGGCTTTCACAAAATCGAACCAGGACAGTTGCCCGTTCAAATCGGACGCGAGCGTGTTGATCGTTCGTTCCTGATTGATATCGACAAGGGCAATCTGCAACTGTTCATGGGCGCGGCCGACCCGCAATCGAGCCGGGTTTATTGGGCTTATAAATCGGTCTCTGGTCAGATCGGACTATACGACAAATTCCTTGGCTATGATCCAATGCTGGACAGGTTCTTTCAGGTTTCAATGAAGGGGGAATATCTTCTCGGCATTTCGCAAAGTGGTCTGACGCTGGAAAACCTTGATGCGATTTCATCTTCTATCGATGCAATGTCGGTCAGTCTGGATTCATTCGCAACCGCCGTGCAGCCGCAGATCGCGCAGTTTAACAGTGCTCACAAGTTGGGGTTCTTTACCGGGCCGAACCTGGAGGCCACATTTGAAAGCGCAGAGCAGGGCACCTCGGGAGATGAAATTTATATTGACGGGTTCCGCCCGATCACGGATGCGGCAACGGTTTACGGCTCTGTCTCATGGCGGCAAACGCAAGCGGCAACGCCGACGACAGGTTCTGAAATCGCGATGAATGCGCGAACGGGTTACTGCAATTTAAGGCGTGAAGCCCGTTACATCAGGTTCAAACAGCGTATTCCGGCCGGAACGACATGGACGTTTGCGGCGGGCATCGAGCCCGATCCTGACATCTCGGGCAAAACCTGATGGTCCTTTACGTTCCGGGCACGGAAGAGACCGACCCGAAAAAGCAGAATATGTCGTTGCAGGCGATTGCTGGCGCTACCAGCACTGCAATTGCTAACGTCGCGACCAATACTGCCAATATTGCTACAAACACGGCGGCTATTACTGCGCTTCAATCCGGAACAGTTACCACGATTGCTGGCAATAGCGGCGCGTTCACGCTTGCAAACGGCATCGATAATAGCACCAACCAAATCCAGTTAACGGCGGCTAGGCGCACGCTGCCGACGACGCAGCTTTTTACAAGCGGAACAGCGGCGACCTATACCAAGCCAGCTAACTGCCTCTGGATAGAGGTTTACATAAATGGCGCGGGCGGGGGTGGTGGCGCGAACGGAACGGCATCAATAGGCAGCGGCGGGGCTGGTGGCGATACCACGTTCAATTCGATTGTTGCGAAAGGTGGCTCTGGTGGCGCTGCTTCGCTGGTGACTGGTGGCACCGGGCAGGCTGGCGGCACTGGCGGAACGGGCGGCACAGGATCGGCAACCCAGCGTTTCGCCGGGCAGGCTGGCGGCGCTGGCGGAACGGGCGTGGCGTCAACCACAAACGGGACTGGTGGCGTTGGCGGCAAGGGCAGCGGGAGTAACGGGGGGTCTGGTCGCGGCGGTATCGGTTCTGGCGGCGGCGGTGTGGGCGGCGGTGGCGGCGGTGGCGGTGGCGAACAGGCCTATGTCATTATCAACTCGCCATCGGCAACATATACCTACACGGTTGGCGCGGCCGGAACGGCTGGAACGGCTGGGACGAGCGGCAATGCGGGCGATGCCGGCCAGGCCGGCAGCATTTTCGTCTTAGAGCACTATGGGACCTGACCTTCTTTGCGTCGATCCTAAAAACGTACATCAGATTTGGCCGCAAGCGAAAGAGTTGATCCGCGCGGCGATTGAACAGACCGACCTCACCGAATTTGCAGACATCGAATACGACGTTCTAAACGGCGATCAGTTCCTCTGGCTGGCAATCTCGGATCACATCGAGGCCGCCGCGACCACACACCTCATCAAGACGCGGGGAAAGCCCGTTCTGATTATTACGGCATGTAGCGGATATCAGCGTGAACGCTGGCTGCCGTTGCTTCTTCGCATTGAACATTACGCAAAGGCTGAAGGCGCTCGCTGTGTCCGTTTGTACGGAAGGCGGGGTTGGGAACGTGCGTTGAAAGACTATCGAACGGAATACGTCATCATGGAAAAGGCTCTCTGATATGGGCGGCGAATCTAAGAGCACGCAAACCCAATCCAGCACCACAAATCCTTGGGCGCCGGCACAGCCAGCCCTTCAGGGCATTCTCGGGCAGGTCAATCAGAACCTCGGCAATACCGGCGTGACGGGTGCTGAGAATGGCGCCCTCAACACCATCACCAACAACGGCAATGCCGCAAGCGCCAATGCGCCGCTGGTGCAGAACTACGCCACCAATCTTTTGAACGGCGGGGGCGCGACCAATCAGGCCGGTGCCGTCAACCAGAACTATCAGAATTACTACAACCAGACCAACCCGCTTGCGTCGAATACGAACTATGACCCGATGTCTACGCCGGGCTTTTCGGATGCGCTGAGTACCAAGATTTCAGACATCACCAACGCCACCAACGGGCAGTTCGCCGCTGCGGGCCGGGATTTCTCGGGTGCTAATTCAATGGCGCTTGGGCGGGGCATCACGCAAGGCATCGCCCCGACGATTGCGGCTCAGTACAATCAGAACATCCAGAACCAGCAGGGAGCGGCAGGCAACCTCTACAACGCGGGCAACACTAACGCAGGCATTCTCTCGGGTATGACGCAGCAGGGGCTTGTCAACCAGGGGCAGGGCGTTACTGCGCTGGGTCAGGCAACCGATACGGCGAACGCGGGAGCTAACGCGACCTTGCAGGCGGAAGCTGCGCGGCGCGGCATTCCCGTGCAGGCGCTGGGGTTGCTTGCTCAGATCGGTATTCCGATTGGTGGACTTGGCGGTCAATCGACGGGCCAGAGCACGGGCACGCAGCAGCAGAGCGGAGCGCAGCAGTTTGCAACCATCATGGGCGGCATCGGCTCACTCGGCAATCTCTGGGGTCGGAGACAGTAAATGGGGTTGCTTGACGCGCTCTTTAGCAACGATACTGGGGGCGGCCTTCTTGGCGGTCTGCCGTCGTCGTGGCAGTGGCAGAATCCGGCTGATGCAAATACAAACAAGGATTTTCTTGCGGCTCTCAGGCAAGATCCTTCGATGGGGAATAACCTTGTAGCCCCGCAAAGCCCGTTCGGGGCTGTCCCATCTTTCGCACAACAGCCGCAGAGCGTCTTTGCAAGCGGTACGGGATCGATCGCTCCCAGCCCCGGCATGATGCCTCCGCAGGCTCCGCAGATGCCGCCACAGTCTACGATGCAGCAGCCTGCACCGCCTCCGGTGGCAACTCCTGCACCTGCTCCTGCACCTCAGAACAACCCAATCAACAGCATGAACGTCGGCGGTTATCAAATGCCGCAGTTCGGGTCGGCGGCTGATTATACGCCGCAAGCTACCGCTTCCGCTCAGTCGCCGACCGATTTTTCAGCGCAGAGCCGTCAATCATCTCAGCCGCAGACCCAGCCGACGTTCATGGGAAGCGGACAGGGCATAGGTATCGGGGATCGGTTTAACGCCGGGATGCAAAATTTTGCTAATGCCGGCGGTCCTCTTCAGGCTCTCGCGGGCGGAATTAGTGGACTTGTCTCGGGCAATCGCACTGATGCACAGGGGATGCAGCAGCAGAACCTAAAGGCGCAGTATGATTCTGTGCGCCAAGCATTAATTAATAACGGCGATACACCGCAGGCTGCTTCATCTAAGGCGATGGTTGCTGCCCTCAACCCTGAGGCGGCGAAAACAATCCTTCCCGAGTTGTTTACCAACAAGACTGAATTGAAAATGGTCAAGGATGCACTCGGTGCAGAGCATCCATATAGCTGGAATGCGCGCGAGCAGACATTCAAGCCTGTCGGTTCAGATGGCGAGATGTCAGGCGGTGCCTCAGGTCAAGGCGGCGTATCGCTACTTGCGCCCGGCGTGAAGGAATATAACCCGAGTTTGAGCGGAGACGCCTATCTAGGACAATTTGGCCCCGAAGTGCAGGCGGCCGTCAAGGCGTACATCAAGGGCGATGTGATGCCCTCTGGAAATCCGCGAACGCAGGCGATTGCCTCCAAGGCCAAGGAGATCGCACAAAAATACGGGCAGGATATGGGCATTCCTGTCAGCGATGCTCTCTATGGCGAGAAGCGGAAATATTACACAGAACTCGGAACCAACTCTCCGAACTCAGCAGGCGGTCAGGCCAAGGCCTTTAACCAAGGCATCTCGCATATGACCGGGTTGGCCGATAATCTTGAGAAACTAGACAATTCCAATGGCCTCGGGATTCCTGTCATCGCGCAAGGCGTAAATGCAACCCGGCAGGCTTTCAGCAACCAGCAATCTGCGATTTCAGATGAAGCCAAAAGCCTTGGTCAGACGGTAGCGGGCGAAGTCGGAAAGCTGTTCTCTGGCTCTGCCGGTGGCGGCGTCCATGAACGCGAGTTAACGCGCGAACGCTTCGATACCGTCAAATCGAAACCGCAATTGGCGGCGGCGCTCAGGGCCACACTAGAAACGATGGATGGTGGCCTAAAGGCATTAGAGCAGCGCCGCGACTCTATCCTTGGTCCAAATAACGGCGTTGATCTCGTTAGCAATGATACGCGGCAGAACATCATTAAAATTCAGGGCGCGATTGATCGCCTTGAAGGCAAATCAAGTGCCGCGCCAACTGGTGGCATCCCCTCCGGCTGGTCTGTGAAGGTCCACTGATGCCGACTTTCGAATTCACAGATCCGGGCGGAAAATCATATTCGGTTGATGGGCCGGAAGGAGCTACTCCGGAGCAGGCATTCCAGATTTTGCAGCAGCACCTTGCGCCAAAGTCTGAAGGCTCGAGCCTTGGCGGTGTTGCCAAGTCGCTCGGGACCGGGCTGGCGCAAGGCGTGATCGGGCTGGCGGGCCTGCCGGCTGATATTGCCCACCTCTATGCGCCCAACCAGAGCGATGCCAACCCGCTCGGGTCCGAAGGGCTGCAAAAGAAGGTCGAGCAATACACGGGGGATTTCTACAAACCACAGGGAACGGCGGAAGATATCGCATCCAAGATAGGGCAGTTCGCGCCTGCAATGATTGGTGGACCCGAGACATTGGCGACAAAGGCGCTCACCCGCGTCGTTGCGCCGGCTGTGGCGAGCGAGGCAGGCGGCGCAGTTGGCGGTCCTATCGGCGAGGTTGCCGGCGCATTGGCTGGTGGTGCGGGTGCTTCCGCCGCAGCGCAGAAGTTTAAGGCGATGGCGGCGGCGCGGGCTCTCCCCGATCTCACATCGCAGGAAATCAAAACGGCATCGCGGGCTGGGTATCAGCATCCGGACGTGGCAGCCGTGAAGATTAATCCGGGTGCCGTCGATAATCTCGCGACGACTATTGAAAGCGACCTTGTCGGGCAGGGCTACCGGCCGAACAACCAATCCAGCGTGTTCCAGACTGTCAACGAACTTAAGGGCGCTCCCGGCCCGGTTGGCGTTGCCGATCTCGACGCCGCACGCAAGGCGCTTGGCATCTTGGCGAAGGAAAAGGACGCCATCGGCCAGATGACGCCACAAGCCGCCGCCGCTTCTCAGGCGATGGGACATATCGATCGGTTCTTGCCAAACCTAAGCCAAGCCGATTTGCTGGCTGGCGATGCGACGAAGGCGAACAGCATTCTCAGCGATGCGCGCGGAAACTGGGCATCCTACAAGAAATCCTCTCAGGTCCAGAACCTGCTTTCCAATGCCGAGCTAAACGCCGCTTCCGCTAATTCAGGCGGCAATATCCAGAACTCGATCAAGCAGGCGTTCAAGCCGCTGCTCAAGAATGGCGAGGCCAAGGTCTCTTCCTGGAGCGATGAAGAAAGGGCCGCACTTAACAAGATCGTTCGCGGGACATGGACCGGCTCAGCAGCGCGTGCGGCCGGCAATCTATTGGGCGGGGGCGGCGGTCTCGGGATGCTCGCCAGCGGCGCTGTTGGCTATCATGAGGGCGGGGTTGGCGGCGCGATCGGAGCTGGTTTGGCCGGCCGTGCCTTGAAGAAGATCGGCAACGCTTCAACGTTCAACGCCGTTAAAAAGCTGGATACTCTCATTCGATCCGGTTCGCCGGAAGCACTGAAGATGGCAGCGCAAAATCCGCAGGTGGCCGCAGCACTGCCTCCGAAGTCAGTTCTGGCGCTTCGCGCTCTGATTGCGGCAGATCCAGCCTTGCGCGCTGCTCAGCAGCAAAGTCAGCCCGTAAGCCAGACCGGCACCTATTAGAGCTGGGATATATCCGTTCGGCGTCCAATGCCAATAAATATTGGATGCCGCCACTCCGAAAATTATTGATGACTGAAGCAGGAACCACATGGGCTTAGTTGACTCCATCATCGGTGCCGAAAGTGGCGGCGATCCGAATGCAGTGAACCCCCGTTCGTCTGCGTCTGGCGCTGGGCAGTTTTTGGACGCAACCTGGCTTGATACAATCCGCGGCGCACGTCCTGACCTCGCACAAGGCAAAACCGATCAGGAGCTTTTAGCACTTAAGACCGATCCGCAGCTTTCGCGGGAAATGACGGAAGCCTATGCGAACCAGAACGGCGCGATTCTAGCAAAGAACGGGCTACCCGTCACGCCCGGATCGACCTATCTGGCCCATTTTGCCGGCCCGCAAGGCGCGGTGAAAATCATGCAATCCGACCCGACCGCAATGGCCGGGGATGTCCTCGGCCCCGCCGTCGTCAAAGCCAACCCGTTCCTAGCCAATATGACCGCAGCGGACCTCCATGCGTGGGCAAGCCGCAAGATGGGTGGTTCTGCACCCCAGCCGCAACCCGCACCAGCGAGTCCCGTAGCCACTCCTAGCGCTCCTTCTGCGCCTCTCAATATCGCCCCGCAAGCCCCGCCAATCTTCGCGCCGCAACCGCAGGCAGCACCCCAACAGCAACAGGCCCAAGCGGCCCCGTTTGAAGCGCCTCCCCAAATGCAGGGCGCCCCGATCTTCTATGCGCCGCGGCGATCTCCCGACCTGTCCAAGCTTCGAGCTGCGTTCCAGGCTCCGATCTTCTCCCAGCGAGGCTAACTGAATGTCCCTCCCATTCTTTAACTGGAGCCGAACGGCTTCCAGCAACGCTAGTGCTGACTCGACCGTCAACTGGGCGGAGGGACAAGCGCCGTCAAGTGTCAACGATTCCGCACGCGCTATGATGGCGTCAACAGCAGCGTTTCGCGATGACATTTCGGGCGCCATCGTTACCGGCGGTTCTGTCACGGCTTATACCGTGACCAGTTATCAGATTTTTGATACGCTCACACATTTGAATGGCGCTATGGTGGCCTTCACGCCACACGCGACGAACGGAGCTACTGTCACGCTCAACGTTGACGGCCTCGGGGCTAAACCGTTGCGCTCCGCGCCGTCAACTGAACTGCTCGCCGGAGTTCTGATTCAGGGGACGCCATACGTCGCGACCTATAATAACTCGGACGCGGCTTGGTATCTCCAGAACTTCTTCGGCAATCCGTACAATGTGCCCGTTGCCGGCATGATGGACTTTATTGGGTCCTCCGTTCCAAACAGCGGGTTTGTCTTTCCGATCGGGCAGGCGATCAGCAGGACGACATATTCTGTCCTGTTTGGCCTTATCAGCACGACATATGGAATTGGCGACGGCTCGACCACCTTCAACGTCCCGGATCTAACCGGCCGCGTTGTCGCTATGAAAGAGGCGTCTTCCACGCGGCTAACGTCAACTTATTTTGTTGGGGATTCAACGGCGCTTGGTGCTGTTGGTGGCGGAGAGTCAAAGTCACTCATAACCGCGAACCTTCCTGCCTACACGCCTGCTGGTTCGGTCGCGACAACGGTGACGCCTAGCCAAACCGTTCTCCAAATGGCCGGCGGTAACTCCGTCACCCCTCCGGGGTCAATTCAGTTCGCGGCCACTACTGGCTCCGCGACGACTTTTTCTGCATCGTCTTCGTTCACCGGCACGGCGCAGGGTGGCACCAGCACGGCATTCCGAACCGTCCAGCCGACGATCGTTCTAAACAAAATTCTCCGCGTCATCTAGGCACCCCATCATGACCGATCTCGTAGCGCTAAAAGTAGCGAACGCGAAGCGCTGACAGGAATCCAAATGGAACCAGCATCAATCCGCTACAAAAACCCCGGCGCTATGTGGGGCAAGGGCAACCCCATTGCGACAAAATGGGGGGCCGGTCCGACAGTAAACCTCAACGATGGCTTAGGGCAGGGGAATAATATCGCGGTATTCCCGACCTTTGTTCAAGGTATCTGCGCGCAAATCGATCTATGGCGCTCTCCGCGTTACCACAACAAGAGGTTTGCGGATGCTATCGCGGTTTGGTCAGGCGGGAATTACGTGCAGTCGTATATCGACTTCGTAAAGAGCCGCGCGCCTGGCATGACTGAAAATACGATCATGTCGGACGCAATGTTGAATAGCCCGCTGGGTATTGCCTTTCTGAAGGCTCAGGCATGGCATGAAGCTGGGAAGCAATATCCCGCACCAGATGCCGACTGGATCGAGGCTCAGAGGCGTGTATTCGGCGGCAAGCCCCCGATTGTCATCCTGCCAAATCCTAAGCCGATTGACGTTCCACCTGCAAAGCCCTCGATCACCAACCCCGCAAAGGGGTCTATCGGCGCGTTCTTTGCGTCCATCTTCGCTGCAATCTTCAAAAGGAAATGACCATGACTATTTGGACCGCTCTATTCGGTGCCTTGTGTTTCGGCTGTGGCGGCGCGTTTATCTGGTTTGCCAAAGTAAAACTCCAGAGCCTTGTTATCGACGCCAACACGCTTTCCGCCAAGCTCCACGCGCAGGCCGACAAGATCAAGGCTGCGGTCTGATGTTCGCCAAGATCAGGGAAAGGCTCAAAGGCTATAAGACCATGCTCTGGTCCTATATCCTGATGACGGTCGGAGCTGTTCTAGGCATCGGCCTTCCTCTCCTGGATGCGCTCGATATTACCCAGATCAACGCGATCATACCGCAGAAATATGTGCCCTTCGCTCCGCTGGTTCTGATTTTCATCGGGCAAGTAACCAAGATGCTTCGCCAAGCGACGACTGGGCCTGTCGGATCGAAGGGCGAGGAAGCCCCGGCGCCGAACGTGAAGGCTGGTGACTGATGTGGCTCACGATCCTATCGTTTCTGGGCGGCCCTGTCGTCTCTGGGCTAATCAACGCCTATAAAGCGAAGCTAGCCGCCGGCAATACCTCAGAAAAGATTGCGTCGGATACGGCTGCTCATGAGATTGCAGCGCAGACGGCAGAGACCCAAGCAATTACTCAGTATCGGATTGCCGAAATAGGCCATTGGTCCGAGCCTGACAAGCTGATGGGCTACATGGTTGCCATCTATCTCGGCAAACTTTTGATCTGGGACAAAGTTCTTGGCCTTGGCGTTACCGATGGCCTCCAAGGATTTGCTGCCACATCGGCAAACCTGATTGTCAGCTTCTACTTCGTCAAAAGAGGTTTTGAAAACGTGGCGCGGATTATCAAGCGATAAGACGGGCCGCGCCTTCGTCGGCAAACGTCGGCGCGACCCTAACCCGTATCGAAGCGTGAACTTCTCTACAGGCTGGGAATCTCCTAGCGAAAAATAGTTAACAGCTAGGAGATTAACGGAAATGGACTTGGCGCAGGAGCTATTGAAATTGGGGCCTCCCGGCCTCATTTGCGTCTTTCTATGGTTGGCGCTCTACAAGTCGGAACAGCGAGAGCACAAAAAGGATAGTCGAATCCAAATGCTCGAAAACCTCCTGACTGAAAGCTATGACGAACGGATTGCCGCGGCCGATCGTGTCGCTGATGCCATCCACGGAACGCGCGCCGCGCTCGAATCTCTGACAGCCGAACTGCGGGCCAATAAACGATGAACAGCATTGCAAACCAATTCCGCAGGATATTCAGCGATGACGGGCGAGGGGACAAAGACTTTACCGGCCAAGAAGAGCGGCTTCGCAAAGCGCAACAGCATTTGACGGAAGCGGCGGAAGGCTTGACCAAGGCGGCAAATATTCTCGCTGATCTACTGAAACTCCGCGCCTGACAGCATCATGATCCTGGTCTTCACGCTCTCGCTTCTGAGCGCGCCAGCCTATGCCGCCGACATGCCGCAGATCGATTGCAATCTGGTCCGTCAATACGTCGCGGAGCATGGTAGGGCTAAGGCTTTGGCTTGGGCGATACGTGAAGGGTATTCGTGGGCTGAAATACGTGCAGCGAAGAGGTGTTTGAAATGAAGGCTCTGGCAATTACCGCTACCATCGCTGCACTGATCCTCTCCATCTTTATATTCTTCGCGAACGGATGGGCTCCGATTGGCAGCAAGTTCGTCGGCATGGAGTGGATCGTCCTGGCGTGGGTAGTCGTACTCGTATGCTGGCTTGCATGGTGGTTCAAGTGAAAGTCTCTGACAATGCCATCAGTGTGATTGTGGTTGCTGCATTCTGTGCGCCAGTGGTTGGGATCGCGGCTGCGATTTGGACCGGGCATAAAATCTGGCTGCTGCTGATCTTCGCTCTCGCACTATTCCTGTAATCCACCAATCCGCCGTGATTTCCTTACGGCGGTATCTCGGCCCTAAGACGGGCCTGTTTCTCCCCAACGACTTGCCCGGCGTGTAACAGCGCCGGCTTTTTCATAAGGCAAAGCATGGCACTAGGAAAAATGGGGAGTAGGGGCGGCTTCGGCTCTTTGGGTCTCCTTGGGAGAGCGGGGAGCTCCTCTGTAGCGCCATCGGCGCCTGTTTTGGTTCTAACAGGCGTGGTCGGTAATGCTGTGTCGCTTGCCATCGATGTCGATAATACGGTTGTCGCTGGCGACACGGTGACCCTGCAAACCCAGGTCACGGGTGGCAACTGGTCGAGCCTCGTCACGAACACCACGCACACCATCACCTCGGGTGAGGATGCCGCCAACGAGATCGACCTGACCCCGGCAGGCTTCGCAAACGGCACATATGACGCGCGCGCGAAGGACAATCACGTCATCGATAGTGCCTGGTCTAACACGGTTAGCTTCACGGTTTCCGCGTCATCTGCAACCCCCACCTACTTCATTCTAGGATTCTAAAACATGCCCAATCTTACTTCGGTCGGTATCTCTTCTGGCGTTCCGAACAGCGGAACGGGAACGGTTTCAACCCTTGACGCCTTGATGGCAGATGGCGGGCAGGCGACGATCGGCGCAATTGCCGATGCTGCCGTCACGGCGGGAGCAAGCGGGACGGCATCAGCAAAGCTCCGCTCAATCTCGCGCGACGTTGCTTCGCGCTCGCAACTCCACAATACCGGCTCATCGAATGGCTCGATCATTGCGCCGCTGACTTTGACGGCGGGAGCGGATCTTGCCAGCCTGGCGAGCGGTTCGGCTGTGACGTTGACTGGCGGCGGCGCGGCTGGTGTTTCAAGCCAGACCAACACGGGCAGCGGTAAGACTGGCCTTGTCTACTTCCAGACCGTCACGGCTGGATTCACGCCTACTGCTGGCGGTAATATTTCCATCTGGTGGCTGTTCTCGCCCGATGGCGGCACGACCTATGAAACCACACCGGCGACCGCGAGCGCGACGGTTCCGGCTTTGCCACGTCCCCCGGATTGCATCATCCCGCTTGATGCCGCGGCACTCGGCACGGCTGCCGTGAAGGTCTCGCTGCCGTGTAACCTTCCCTATGGCACGTTCAAGGCCGTGGTGCAGAACAACTCCGGCGCAGCGTTCGGCGCTGGCAACTATACCCTGAAGCTTGTTGCGTTCGCGGAAAACAACTGATGCAGGGAAATTTTGGCTTCCCATGCGGTGTCGCGCCGGGTTTTGACCCGAAGCATATTGCAGCGAAAGGTGTGTACGCCTCCTTTTCTGCGGCGGGAGCGACTTTCCGCGATCTTCTACGTTCACAACCTCCCGCCACTTCAAACTTCACTGGCGGCCGGATCATGGCTGGCATTGGCCCCTGCGTGGACAACACAGCAAACTTCAAGGAAGCGACGTTTACTGGATATCCAACGACTGCTTACACGACCTACACCAAGGCCGTAACCCTTATATTGACGGCGACCGGATTCAACGAGGGAATTATTGGCGATGGCGCGTCAACCGGCACCGGGTTTTATACGGCCGGCCTAAATCTGGCGATGACCAGTGCCGGGGTTTTTCAGGTCGAGCATAAGGGCATCGGCAACTTTTCATCTGCCTTAACGCTATTGACCAACGTCCCATATTTTCTTGCGTGCTCTTACAATGCGGGCATCGCGACGGGGAACGCAAACTTCGTCGTCGTCAGGTTGGATACCGGCCAGATTTTACAAACGACGGTAAATGGATTTAACGCTGCTGTTACTGCCCCGACCGGCACAATAACAATCGGAAACGGCTCCGATGTCGGGAAGCTATTCATTGGTGCTGTTATGGCGTCGAACAACTTCATGAGCCCGTCGCAGCTTTCCGTTTGGGCGGCAGACCCGTTCTCTTTCTGGTATCCTCAATGACAGGTAGAACTTTAGTCGGGACAGGTGCCTACTCAAGCGAGTTTCACTTTAAGAACTTCTTGAAGGGCGCCACGTCTCTCAACACATCGGCAGGCTATGCGTACCCTAGCGCGCTAGGCTCGAATGGTCTTCCGGTCTCGACGCCGACACAAGAGATCACCGCGGTTGCCAAGATCCCGAATTCATATTCGGGCAATTGGGTTTACAAGCATACCGGGAACATGCGCGTTCGCCTTGCGCCTAGCAACGGCGGGACCATCACCGTCGTCAGCGGTAGCGGGTTTGTCGTCAGCGGAGGCACCAATACCATCACCATCGGCGGGGTGAATGCGCGCGTCGAAATGACATGGACGGCCTGCCCCCAAGTGCAAGTCGTATTTTGCAATGTCGGAACTGTTGCGTCTCCGAGTAACATGGTTCTTTGCCGAAGTTCATCGCCGTACACGGGCGATGAGGCCGCGATCGATGGCGGCGTTCTACAGAACATGTTCAATGATGATTATATCACCGAGCTAACAACGCTCAACCCGCAGGTAATCCGCTTCCACGAATTTGAAGGACTCAACAATTCCCCAGGATCAAACCTAAGCCGTTATGCGTATTGGACGCCAACGGGATGCTTCAGCTATCAGGCCGAGCGTTGGCCCCCCGGCGCGTGGGTTGGGACGATAGGCGGGACCGACACCTATACGTGCGGAGCGAGTACGGATTCCACGGCCCTTGTAGATGGAACGATGATCCAAGGGCAGTTTACGAACGCCAATACCGGCACCACTCCGACGCTTAATTTCAATGGCACCGGAGCGAAAGCAATTGTCCGGAGTACAATTTTCTCGATCAGCGCCGGTCAGATATCCGCGAATCTGAATGCCACGTTGGTTTACGATGCCATCTTAGACAAATGGATGCTTTGGCAGTCGGGTATGCCGGCTCCGATGATCCCGATTTCTATGGCGTGCGCCTTGGCTAACAAGGTCGGCTGCGACATGTGGTTCAACGTTCCGCATTTGACGGACGACGCTGGCGTTACGTCAATTATATCCGAAATTCTTGGGGCTCTGGATAGCACCAAAAAGCTGTATCTTGAGCTATCAAACGAGGTTTGGAATACGGTTTATGGTCACCATTTTTGGGGAACCAATCGCGCCGCAGTGATGGGTTTTTCGGCTAGTGGCGGCCGAGACTATATGGCCGTATTTGGCAAGCGGCATTGCGAGGTGATGGCGCTCGCGTCCGCCGCGTGGCTCCCGAGAACCGATCTTCAGCGTGTGCTGGCGTTTCAGGCATATGGGTCAACAACCAACATCCCCCTGTATTATTGTCAGGGGAGTGACCTTTCGGCATACGGATTTAACTCAGCGCCAAATCGCCCGATTGATCGATGCGAAGTTATGTCCTATGCGCCTTATTACGCTGGCGCTCAGTGTATGCAATTCAGCAACAACTACGCGAACACCATGACCACGGACGGCCCGGTCGGTAACGCTGTTGGGTTGCTCGGCGCGGCGGATCAATATGCTCTAGGAGATCCCGCGAACCAGACATTGGCCCTCGATTGGATGGATTGGGATTTCCGACAGGGTACTCTAAACGGCACGCTTGGCACTGATACCTTGAAGTACCAGCACGATACTATCTTGCCAGCATGGAAAACGATCATCGATGGCTATAGCAAAAAGCTGGTTTGCTATGAAGACGGGTTTGGAGCGATTGGCCCGACGACTG